CCCGCGCACAAATATTTACAGGCGAGAGGTTTAGCGGAGGCGACGAACTTCCGGTTGGGGTTCGTCAAGAACCCGCTCGCTGGACATGAAACGTACCGGGGGTTCCTTGCAATCCCCTACCTGCGGAGAACACACGACAACCAATGGTCAGTTATCTCCATCAGGTTCAGGTGCATCCAAGACCACGAACACACCGGGCACGGGAAGTACATGACCGTTGCGGGGGAAACACCGCACCTGTTTAACACAGCGGCGTTGCTGAAACCGGGGCCGGCTGTGGCGATCACAGAGGGTGAACTGGATGCGATAACGGCGCAGCAGTGCGGGATACCCACCGTGGGTGTTCCTGGTTCGCAGGCGTGGCAGCCGCACTTCTGCGAACTGTTCCTGGGGTACCGGGAAGTTTATGTGCTGGCCGATGGTGACGCTGCCGGGACGCAGTTCGCCAACACCGTCGCAGGGTCTTTACCCAACGCGAAGGTGATCCCGATGCCCGCCGGCCACGACGTCAACTCACTCGTCACCACCCAAGGCAAACAAGCGTTAATCGAAAGGATGAAATGACAGTAACCGTCTACACCCAGCCGGGATGCCGGCCATGCAAACGGGTACTAACCAAACTGCTCGACTCGGGCATCGAACACCGGGTTGTTGATGTTTCAGTAGACCCGAAAGCGAAAGGCTATCTGAACCTGATCGGTGCCCGCTCGGTGCCGGTGGTTGTTGCCGATAACGGGTACGAGCCCATCGTGGGGTATCAGCCTGATTTGTTGAAGTATCTGATCGAAACGTATCCGAAGGAGGACACGGGTGTTTAATTGGGATTTTAATGTGAGTGTTTCGGTGGGCTTTCCTAGTTTCAGCCGGCTGGTAGACACGATTCACGATTATGTGTGGGAGCCGGAGGACGACGATGAGTGACCCTATCAACCCCACCCATTACAAGCGTGGGCCTTTGGTTCGCGGTGTCAGGGTCGAAGCTATTGATGTTACTCGTGAGGTTGCGGACTTCCGGTTGGGTAACGCCATGAAATACATTTGGCGTGTCGGATTCGGCGGTAAGGACAACAACATCGAGGACATTAAGAAGGCTGTCTGGTATCTCAACGATTGGTTGGAGCATCCGAATGAGTAAACGCATAGTAGTCATCCCTGACACACAGTTGCCGTACCACGACCGGAAAGCACTCAAGGCTGTAATCCGCTTCATCGGGGACTACAAACCCGACGAGGTAATCCACATCGGTGACGTAATGGACTTCCCTCAGCCTTCGCGGTGGACGAAGGGCACTGCCGGGGAGTTCGAGGGCAGCGTGTTCGCGGACTGCGAGCAAGCTAAACGCACCTTGTTCGAGCCGCTGCGGAAAGTGTTCGACGGCCCTATCGGTGTGCACGAGGGCAACCACGATGAACGCCCACGCACCTACCTGTCGAAGTACGCACCAGCCCTGGCTGAGTCCGGTGCTTTCAATATCGAAACTCTCCTTGACTTTAGGGAGTTCGATGTTAAACTGTTACCGGAGTTCAATAAGATCGCGCAGGGCTGGATTACTACGCACGGGCACAGGGGTCAGATTGCGTTGTCCCGTGTCGCCGGCAACACCGCGTTGAACGCGGCGGTGAAGTTCTCCACAAGCGTGGTGATGGGGCATACGCACCGTATGGGTGTGCTGTCGAAGACGCACGGTTACGCCGGCAATATCACTAGTCAGGTTACGGGGATGGAGGTTGGTCATCTTATGAATCAGAAGCTCGCCCAGTATTTGAAGGGCGGGACTGGGAACTGGCAGATGGGGTTCGGCATTTTGACGGTGGAGTCCGGTTATGTGAAGCCGGAGTTGGTTCCTATCAGCCGTGGAAGGTTCACGGTTGATGGGGTTACTTGGGAGGTTTAACTTGACTGTAGGTGAAACATACGAGCAGCGGTGGGTACGCAGGGACGCGAAGTTACAGGAGCGGCTTGCGGATATCCCGTCAAGGTTCACTAATGAGGCACTGTACGAACCCGCCCCCGTTGGGGTGGCTGTTCAGAACGCGGAGCATGACCTTTTCGGGACAAGCTTCACAAAGTTTTCTTCTCAGGTCCGTAGGGCTGCGCGGGCTGTCTCATATCAGTGGCCGGGGCTGCTTGACATTGAGGAAGCCGAACAAGAGTTGTGGGTTCACCTTATGGAGACTCCTGGGACGATAAGAAAACTGCGGGACGCTTTCGATGACAGGCAGCGTTTGAACGCACTTGTTGAGATAGGTCAGCAGATCGGCAATAAAGCCCTGACAGAACATCGCATTTTTATGGGCGACTTCCGGTACTCGGTGAATCAAGTTAAGCAGATTTTGGTTAAGGCTGCGGAGCAGGAACGTGACCCTTCCCTGAAGTTGCTTACGCGGTCTGCGCTTCTTGATCTGACACGCGGAACTGAGGCTTTAAGGAACAGAAACTCCGATTACACAGAGGCGATTTCCAAACGCTACAGGGACGGCATCGTACCTAAGCAGGGGGCACAAGCCTTTCGGTTAAGTGCCGCGCTTACTGCACTGACAACTGAAATGAACAGGGCTTTCAAACAATCCCACGCGGAGCGTTCGGACGGCCCCGGTACACGCAAACGGGTGTCTAGGGCAGCAGCAGCAATGGAAACGAAACGCAACTGGGATGACGACAGCGCCGAAGCTGTCAACAGATTGATTCAACAAGCGAAAGTGACATTCAACAGATGAGCAAATACAAGGACGAATACGGCTACAACGATGTTGACGCAATCCTACTTGCTGGGCGCGAAAAGAACCACGATGACCTCGACGGCTATCTGCGGTTTGACCCAGACGAATTGGATGACGAGGCGTATTGGGATGAATACGAGGACGATGATGATGCTTAATCTACTTGACCCTGTGTTCAACGGGATGGGCCGGTCAGAAATGTATCGCGCCCTGATCTTCCCGAACATTTTTCCGCATGAGAAACCGATGCTGATTGAGAACTGGTCTAAGCAGGATCGGGAAATGTATTGCGGCGGCATCTTCACGAAAGGAACTAAATGACTGACATTAACTGGGGACCGACCGGAGAACTGGTCTACAACCGCACCTACAGCCGAACCAAACCGGACGGCACCAAAGAAAACTGGGCCGAAACCGTCCAACGAGTAGTGGACGGCAACCTCGCCCTAGTCGATGAACGGCATCAAATCCCGCAGGAACGGGAACTGCTCATCGACATGATGCGGGACTTCAAAATCCTCCCAGCAGGACGCCACCTGTGGGCATCCGGGGTCACGAACGCCCAGCACCTTTTTAACTGCTGGGTGGCCGGCTGGACACCCAACCCAGCCGACCACTTCGAGTTCACCTTCATGCGGCTCATGGAAGGCGGCGGGGTAGGGGCGAACTACTCCAACAAATACCTGTCCGACTACCCGGCGATCCAACAGGGTTTGAAAGTTGAAATCGTTTGCGACGAGGACCACCCCGACTACCAGGACTTAGCGCAAGCCGGGTTGCTGTCCATCGACTACAACTCCGACTGGGCTGGCGCGTTCCAGATCGAGGACAGCCGTGAGGGGTGGGCGGCAGCCCTAGTCGATCTGATCGACACCCACTACCGGGCCGGCGACGTTCACCACAACCGGGTGTTCGACGTATCCCGTGTACGCCCAGCCGGGGCGAAACTGAAAACCTTCGGCGGGAGGGCATCAGGTCCTTTGCCGTTGGCGAAGATGCTGAACGAGATTGCCGGGGTTCTATCTGCCCGTAAGGGGCAGATGCTCGACGGTATCGGGGCAATGGAAATCGACCACGCCATTGCACAGTGCGTTGTTGCCGGCGGGGTACGCCGCTCGGCACGCATGGCAATGATGCACTGGGCTGACCCGCAGATCGAAAAGTTCATCAACATCAAACAGGAATCGCTGTCGCACTGGACAACGAACATCAGTGTCGAAGTTGACGCGAAGTTCTGGTACCAGGCGCAACAAGGTGACGCTTGGTTGGCGTCGAGGGTGTTGAAGGCTATTTCGCGGGGAATGGTCAACAACGGTGAACCCGGCTTCTGGGACAGCGGACTCTCCAACGTCGGCGAACCCAACCGGGTGGTGTGTACGAACCCGTGTGGTGAAATCACTTTGGAGCCGTGGGAGCCGTGCAACCTGGGGCATGTCAACCTTGCCGGGTTCGTAGACGACAACGGTGAAGTGGACCGTTTGGGGTTGCATCTGGCGCACGAACTGATGACCCGGTTCCTCATCAGGGCAACCTTCTCCGAGGTTGGTGACCCTAAGAGCCGGGAAGTGTTGGATCGTAACCGGCGCATCGGGGTTGGGCATTTCGGTGTCGCCAGTTTCTTGGCTATGACGCACCGCAAATACTCCAAAGCGCCTTCCGATGACAGGTTCATCGGGATGCTGGGTAGCCTCGCAGCGCAGGTCGATGTGGCTGCGGAGGGATTCAGCCACGCTTTGAGAATCCCTGTGCCGGTGAAGAAACGCACCATTGCACCCACCGGGACTATCGCCAAAATGCCAGGTGTGTCTGAGGGTGTTCACCCGATCTTTGCGAAGTATTTCATTCGCCGGGTGCGGTTGTCGAAGGTTGATCCGGAGCAAATGTCGATGGTGGACAAGTACGAGGCTGAGGGTTTCGAGGTTGAGGACGACATGTACGCCGATAACACGGTGGTTGTGTCTTTCCCAACTAAGGACACTTTGGTGCAGGCTGTCACTGACAGGTTCGGTGACGACGCCGAAGAACTCGTTGAGGCTGCCGACGACCTTTCGTTGCAGGC